GCACCCGCACCGTGGCATGCCAGGGCCAGAACTGCCCGCGGTAGCGGATGTCGGCAGTGCCCATGGCGATCCGCACCATGTCCTCGCGCATCTCCGGCTCCGATCCCAGAATGCGCACCAGGTCCATCCGCATCAGCGCGCCGTTGAAGGCGCCGCGCACCACCGATTGCGCGCCCACCACATGGAATGCCTGGCGCGCCGCCACCTTGGTGATTCCGGCAACCGAAGTGCAGGCGGTGACCGCAGCCGCCTTGAAGGCGACCGAGGGAAAGCCATAGCCGCCGCCTTCGATCCGATAGAGGCTCTGCTGAAAGTCCTCGTGCGGGTCCTTCGCCTCCTTGGCCGGCTTGGCGACCTTCATCTGCTTGCCGAGCATCTCGCGCTTGGCCTTCTCCGACCAGGCGTGCGAGATCAGCGGCGTGTCGCCAATCAGCGTGACTTCGATGATTTCCAGGTTGAGCGGCGGGAGCTCGATCTGGGTCGTTTCCTTGACTGCTGCCATGATGGTCTCCATCGGGTCCGGCGCGGCCACGCCCCGGACGCGAGTCAGGGGGTCACACGAATGCGACCACCGGACCCGATGAAGCTCGGATCGCACATGGTCGCGTCTCATCCCCGGTGGCCGCCGGGGAACAAAGCAAGGTCCGCAGAACGAGCCCGGTCATCACCCGACCGCGTCGGGCAGCCGTGGCGATAGGGACCTCGGAATCCGGAAGGACGGGGTGGTAACCGCGGTTACCAGTTACCACTGAGGCCGCCACCCGTTTCGGGGCGGCAAGCATTTGATCGGGCAACAGATTTGCCAATGGGCGGGTGGTAACCACCGCCTGGTGGTAACTCAGATTTTCGGGCTGTCGGTAGCGAGCTTTCGGGCCATTGCCGCCAGCATACGATCTCGGCCAGGGAGGACCCGTGATTTCAAAGGGTTAGGTCGATTTGGGTGCATTCGGGTGTCGAATCGGGTGTTCCCGAACGGTAACATTCTGCTTGATGACGCGGCAGCCATGGGGTAATGTGGCCGAGCGGGAACATTCGGCAAGGACGAGGGTCAATCTGATCCAGATGTTCCCGATCGGGAACATGACGATGAAGATCACGGACAGCAAAAGCTTGGGCAACCTCGTGCGCGAGGCGCGCCGCGCGCTCGGCGTTACGCAGGACCAGCTCGCCCTCACCTCCGGCACGAACCGCCGTTTCATCATCGAGCTGGAGCAGGGCAAGCCTACCGCTCAGATCGGCAAGGTGCTCCAGGTGCTCCGAACGCTCGGGTGCTCCCTCGAACTGACGATGCCACCCACACTGAAGGACAAGGACCGCGCAAATGGCCCGAGAGCTTGAGGTCTATTTCGAGCAGCGGCTCGTGGGCACGCTGGTGCAGGACGATTCCGGTCAGCTTCGCTTCACCTATCACGAGGCCTGGCTGGCCGACCCGGCAAGCGTTCCCATCTCGTGGTCTCTCCCGCTCAGATCAGAGCCCTTCAATCACCGGGAAACGCGCCCTTTCTTCGCGGGCCTCCTGCCGGAGGCCGAGAAGCGTGAGCTCGTGGCGCGCGCGCTCGGCGTCTCGGATCGCAACGACTTCGCGTTGCTCGACCGGATCGGCGGCGAATGCGCCGGCGCCATCACGCTTCTTCATGCCGGTGAGACGCCGCCGCCTGTTTCCAAGGAGGCCGACTACAGGCTTCTCGATGACGGCGAATTAAGGCGCATTCTCGATGTGCTTCCCGATCGGCCTCTGCTCGCCGGTGAGGAAGGCGTGCGCCTCAGCCTCGCCGGCGCGCAGGACAAGCTGCCCGTTCTCGTCGTCGACGGACGGATCGCCTTGCCGCTCCATGGCGCGCCGAGCACCCACATTCTAAAGCCTCCGATCCGGCGCTTCGAGGATACGGTCTTCAACGAGGGGTTCTGCCTCGCGCTCGCCAAGGCCATCGGGCTCGACGTCGCCGCGGCGGAGATTCGCGCGGTCGGCGATCGTCCCTTTCTGCTCGTCGCCCGCTATGACCGGGCTCGGGGAAGAGACGGCGCCGTCCGCCGGCTGCACCAGGAGGATTTCTGCCAGGCTCTCGGCATCGTGCCTGAGCTGAAGTACCAGTCCGAAGGCGGCCCAAGCTTACGCCAATGCTTCGAGCTCGTGCGGAACGCCGCCGTGCGTCCCGTCGTGGACCTGGCCCGTCTCCTCGACGCCGTGCTGTTCAACCTGTTGATCGGCAATCGTGACGCGCACGGCAAGAACTTCTCCTTGCTGTTCACCGACGAAGGTCTTCAGCTCGCTCCCCTTTACGATGTGGTCTCGACGGACGTGTACCCCGGTCTCTCACCGCGGCTCGCCATGAGGATCGGCGGCAAAGACGAAACAGGCGCGATCTACCCCCGCCACTGGGAGCGCTTCGCCAAGGAGGCGGGACTCGCCTTTCCGCAGGTCCGCCGCCGGCTGCTCGATCTTGCGCGAGCTCTGCCTCAAGCCGCGCGCGATGTGCAACGACGGTTTGCTGCCGAAGGCAAGGATCGACCGGTCATCGCCCGGGTGGTCGACGTCATCGACCGCGAGACCAAGCTCGTCATCGATCGCTTTGCGTCCATGGGGAAGGTCTGACGAGCGATGTCATGAAACGGCTGTACGTGCGGCTGATGACAGCCGTTTCATCACATGCCTCAGCGCCCCTGAAAGAGGTCGAAGCTCGCGCTCGGTTCGCCTCAGTCCAATCACAACCTAATCGAGGAGGCCCTCGCACAGAGCCTCGAACGCTCGCCGGTCGAACGCGCACAGCCCGTCAGGCGTCACGAAGATCGGCTCGACACCAAGGGCCGCCTGGCTCGACTTGAGGACCGGGCCAGCAACCTGCCAGCCGCCAGTTTCCCGTGGCCGGAAATTGCACAGCTTCACGTCGAAGAGGCGCACCTGATCTCCCTTGATCGCAACCAGGTCGACCGGCCCGTGAGGTGAAAGGTTCCGGAAGACATCCCAGCCATGCTCCATCAGCCAGCACGCCGCGATCATCTCGGCGTGAGCGCCCCGATGCTTGCGCGGCACGGTGTTCTGCTCTGGCTGGATCAGTCGAACCCGGTCCTTTGGCATCAATCCTTGACACAGAGGAGCCGTCCTCGTCCCTCCGGACGGGGCAGATCAGCGCGTGACGCAATGATCCAGGATGCTTGGTTACCCTATCGGAACCGACCGATTTTGTCCGAGCGAAAAGTGTCCGCCGGACATCTTTCTCTTTGCTTCTCAGTACTTCGCCGCTCCGGTCATCTCGATCACTTTGCGCCGCGAATGATTGCGATTGAGCCGCCGCCCATTGAGCCGCCACGCGATCACGCAGAGCCCATAGAGCCAGTGCTCGTGGGCGGCGGAGCGCTGCAGCCCGACGGTCCAGCAGATGGTCTTCCAGCGCTCGCCGAAGGCGCGCATCCAGACGATCTTGCCGTCAACAGGGTCGAGGCCACCGGTCCAGGTCAGGGTCTCCTCCATGCGGCTGATCGCTGCGGGCGACGGCAGCACACGCATCGGCCTGGGCTCCTGTCCCACCAGATCACTGAACTCGTAGATGATCCTGGGCCAAAGATTGTAATAGCCCTGCAGCTTCGGCTCGGGCAGCCGCTTGAGCACGCTTGCCGCCTCGGCGAGCCGCTCCTCGACCAGCGACGGCGTCCAGCGTGTCTCAGCCATGGCGCGCCTCCTGGGATGCGCGCCGGCCATAGAGCCTCTCGCCGAGCTGACGGATGAGCTCGCGCTCGGGCCAGGTGAGCCGCTGGTCCTCGGCGCTCACCACCAGCAGGCCCTGCTCGCGCCAGCCCTCGCGCTTGATCTCCTCGATGGATCGGCGCTCCCCGCCATAGCCTTTCGGAAACCACCTCACCGCGCCACCTCCCGGAGGACGGCGGCATAACCGGCGACATCGACCATGCTGTCGAGATGCGCCGGATCGTGCGCGAGGCGCGCGAGCTTGAGGTCGATGAGGCAGAGGGCGACCTGCGCCGGCGTCACCGTGTGCCCGAGCGTGAGCGACCAGCGCTTCGCGATCGCTTCCATGCTGGTGCGGGGACAGCCGTAGGTCTCACGCCGATTGGCGACCACCGCGGCCGCGTGCTTCAGCAGCATCTCGGCGGTCATCGCACGCCTCCGCCCGTCTCGATCGCCCAGAGCAGGATGGCGATGGCGTCGGCCTCGTTGTCATCGGCGGGCGCAAAGCCGCGTGCGCGGACGGCGGCCAGCACCGCCGCCTTGTCCGCGTTGCCCTTGCCGGTGACGTGGCGCTTGATGGTGCCGACGGGCACACCCTGGTAGGCAACGCCCCTCTGCTCGCACCACGCGGTCAGTGTCGCCAGAAAGCCGCCATAGAGATGCGCCGCGTCGGTGCCGACATGCCGCCGGACTTCCTCGAAGTAGACCGCGCCGGGACCACCGGCATCGGCGGCAAGCCCGTCGAGCCAGCTGCGGAAGCGCAGGTAGCGCATGCCACCGCCGTCATAGCGGCTCGGGCGGAAGGAGACGGCGCCACTGTGAATGGCTCCGTCGGCCATGCGCACGGCCCATCCCATGGTGGTGCCGAGGTCGAGAGAGAGGATGGCGCTGAGCGGCGGCGCCATGCCGACCGCCGGCATGCTTGCATCCGCACACGCCGCGGCCAGAGTCGTCGAAGCCATGATGGTCTCCGTGATCGGGATCGTTGTGGTCAGGACGGCGACGGTCTGGTTCTTGGCGGAGCTGGCCGTCGTCGTCCGCTTGGCTCGGGATCACCGATGGGACGGAGGATCGCGGACTCGTTGCCGTGGCAGCGCGCTCGTCGCCATAAGGGTCAGCGTCCATGACCGGCGACGGCGGAGATGTGCGGAAAGGCGGGCGATCTTCGCCAGTGGCCACAGTTGCCACATCGGAATTTCATGTGGCCACTGATAAGCCTTTGAAGACAAAGGCGAGTGGCCACACTTGCCACACTTTCCACTTCCTAGAGATAAAATTGACGCGCGACCCCTCCGCACCTTCCCGCAAGAACGGAAGAGCCTCTCTTCCCCTATATCTGTCCCCCAGCTGTGGCCACGGTGGAAAGTGTGGCAACTGCCCTTGTTCATCAATGCGTTAACAGTGGCCACAGCGATTTGCCGTGTGGCAAGTGTGGCCACTGGAATGCCTGCTGCGGCGGCCGACGCGGGCGGAGTGGCCACAGGTGCCACAGTGGCCACATGATCGAGGGCGGCGGCACTGGCCACAGGTGCCACAGTGGCCACACGCCTAGGCGTGGCCACACTGGCCACAGTTGCCACAGCGCGCGCGCACGGATGGGCGCGCACCGTCATGCCTCGTCCTCCTGCATTCCGTGATCGACCCAGGCCGAGCGGCGGCCGAACTCGGAGCGCTTGAGCGCGTAGGCGTCGATGCGACCGATCTTCGGGACCCATCGCACGGTGGCGCGCCGCTGATCCTGGCGCGTCGCCAGCAGGTCCCGGTCGGCGAGCGCCTTGACGATCTGCTGGGTCTTCAGCGTTTCGCCCGCTGCTTCGCGCAGTCGCTGGGCAGGCACGTAGATGGCCGCGTCGTCATACCAGGCGACGGCTTCGCGGTTGTTGAGCTTGCGGTCGAAGCTCTCGGCGCCGATGTCGACGGATTTGATGGTGACGTCCCAGCGTTCCGCGATCCAGGCGCGCAGGCTCGCGATCGCCTGCTCGTCGGGGGTGAGCGCCTCGGCATCGGAGGACTTCTCGAAGCGCTCCCAGGCCCAGCGGACCGGCGCTTCGATGTCGATCGACCAGGGCAGCAGATCGAAGTCCTGGGCGAGCCTACCGGCGACGAGCGGGAGAGCAAGGCAGGTCGCCGCTCTGAGCCGTGCGGAATCGGCGCGGTCGCCGGCAAGCTCGCGCGCCTGTTCGAGAATGCGGTCGCGCAGCGCGTCGGGCGCATGGTGCAATTTCGCCGCGACCAGCCGTTCGACAAAGGCGGGGCCGGCATGGCCGCAGTGGCTCTCGGCGTCGGCGATCGCCTTGAGCTTGGCCGCCGGCACCGAGCGGTCCACCTCGGTCACGTCGACATCGAGGATGCGCACCGCCATGCCGGCGATCCAGGCGGCGCCGTCGGCGCGCACCTTCTCCTCCAGGGAGCACTCGCTGGAGAGCAGCGCGTAGGTCGACCAGGCATAGCGCTGCTTGAGGATGGCACCGGCCGTCATGCGCGCCTTCCCCTGGCCGCCGGCGATGGCGTAGATGAGCTTGGCGATGGCGCGGCCGTCGGCGTGGGCGAGCTCGTCGAGAGCGAGGACCGTGCCGCTCGCGGCCTGGGCGAAGACCTCGATGGCGTTCTCGGTCGAGCGCATCGACTGGAGCAGTCCGGCACCGATGGCTGTCGAGGTCCAGGCGGAGACGGCGAGGCGCTGGGCGGTGGTCTTGCCGCTCGACGAGAGGCCGGAAAGATTGATGCCGCAGCTGTCGAGGCCGGCGAGCGACTGCACGACACCGCAGAATCCCGCGAGCACGCCGAGGAGGAAGTGCGGACAGCCCTTCACGGATGCCGCGGCGGCCGCCGCGGCCTTCCAGCCGTCGAGGCTGCCGCGCACGGTGTCGTATCGGGCGTTGGCGACAAGCTCCAGCGTGGAGGCCGGTACATCGCCGATTGCCCGGCCCGCCGGCGTCACGAAGACCGGACGGTCGCAGCCATCGAGCCGGTGCCAGCCGGGCCGGCTGACGACGAGGATCTCGTCCCGTGGATCGGCCGCCTTGAGCACCGCCAGCGCAACCTGGTCGCCATCGCCATAGGTGCGCAGGCCCGCGGCGAAGAGGGCGGAGCGGATCTCCTGCGCACCCTGGCGGGCGAGGCCGGCGCGCGGCAAGTCGACAGCGCGCGGCTCGCCCTGCATGTCGCGCACGAGCAGGCGCAGACCATAGGTCCCCTCCTGGTCGAGATAGCGCAGCCGGGCGGGGATGCCGAAGGGGCTCGCGACCACGCGCCAGATGGTATGGCCATCCTTGTCCTTGCCGGCATTGCGGTGGACGAGGACGTCTCCCTTGCGCGTGCGGAAGTAGCGGAGCTCAACGCCCTCGATGAAGGGCAGCGGATAGGTAGCGGCCGTGCGCGCCACCTCGTCGGGTTCCGGTGCCGTGGCGCCGATGACGGGGTCCATTTCGAGCTGTTGGGCGCCCTCGTCGTTGGCCGGCACCGTATCGTCTCCACCCCAGGCCACGGCGGCGTCGATGGCAGCCCTGACCGCTTCTGGGCCTTCGCGCAGGAGCAGGTCATTGAAGTCGTCGCCTTCGCGAGGCGGCAGCGCGATGGAGACCTCGCGGCCCTCCATCGCAAGCTTCACGGCGGCTGTCTCGGCGGCGCGGCGCCCGGCATCGTCATGGTCGGCGAGCAGCAGCACCTGGGCGATCCCGGACGGCAGAGCGATACTCTCCAACCCGGATGCAGACAGCGTTGCCCAGGCGGGCAGGTCCGGGCATGCGGTCATCGCCGCGAGCGCCGTCTCGATGCCCTCTGTCAGAGCGATGAGGCCGTCGTGCGGCTCGGCCAGCCGCACCGCGCCTCCGCCGACCGGCCCGAGTGTCTTGCGCGCAGGCGCGACGTCGGCCTTGGCGGGCTTCTCGGGGTCGAGATAGGTGCGATGGAGCGCGATCTGCGCGCCACCGGCGTCGCGCACGATGGCGACCATGCCGGGAAAGCCCCGCTTCGCCTCCCAGTGCGCGAGATCGTCATGGAAGAGAAGATCGGGCGACGCCGGCAGCGCAAGCCCGCGGGCGGCGAGATATGCTGCCGCATGCGTGCCGGCGATCGGGTGTGCGCCCGACAGGATGAAGGCGATCTCGCGCGCCACGTCGTCGGATGATTGACGCGGAGCCTTCTTTCTCGGGCGTGCCGCGAATGGGGCTTCGCCTGCCAGCTCGGCCGCATAGGCGAACAGCTGGTGCCCGGCATAGCCGGTCGCCTCTGCAAGCGTGCTCAGGGGCCCGCCGCCACTGCCGCCGTCGAAGTCGATCCAGTCGCCGGCGCGCTCGCCCTTGAGCGCGATGACGCAGGAGCCGTTCTTGCGCGGGGCATCGCCACGGATGTTGGCGAGCCGCCATTCGTCGCCTTCCCGCCTCCCGTTCGGGAAATGCTGCGGCACCCAGACCGCCGCAGTGTCGCGCAGGCGCGCGGCGATCGCGTCGAGATCGAAGCGGGGCGGAGGGGCGCTCGCGTCGTTGAGATCGATCATGCGCGCGCCTCAGTCGAGGATCACGAGGCCGCGCTCGGCGCGGGTGATGGCGGTGTAGAGCCAGCGGGCGCGGTCCTCGGGGTCACGCGCGAGACCGTCGTCGAAGACGATCACGTTCTCCCATTGCGAGCCCTGCGACTTGTGGCAGGTGATGGCCCAGCCCCACACCGCCTCGATCAGCGTCTTCTTCTTCCAGTGATCGCGCCGCTCACGCTCGCGGTCGGGCGCGACGTGCTCGTCGAAATGCCCCTTATAGATGCGGAAGCGCTCGCGTGTTCCGTTGGCGCCGCCGATCTTCTCGCCATCCTCGGTGTCGATGACCGCGGTGAAGGAGAGTTCGTCCTCGTCCTCGATCTCGGTGAGGTCGAGGAACATGCCGTTGACGAGGCCGAGATCGTTGCGGTTCTTGAGGCAGATGATCTTCTCGCCGCGCCCGATGGGATAGACGCCCTCGAAGCCGGCCGCGCGCTTCATGGCAAGGTTGAGCTGGATGCGGGTCGCGTTTCTGCCACAGATGACCTGGCCGCCGCGCAGCATCTGCTCGGGCGCAACATCGTGCCTGCGCATCTTCCACACGAAGGCATCGTGCTCGCCGTAGGGGATCGGCCTGCCTTCGCGCGCGAGCGTGGCCAGGCGGATGATGGCGCTGTCGCCGGCCTGCCGGTGCACCTCGGTGAGGAGGACGTCGGGCGCGTCCTTGGTGAAGGCGCCTTCACCCTTGACCGGCGGGAGCTGGCCGGGGTCACCCAGCACCAGGATGGGCTTGCCGAAGGCGAGGAGGTCGCGCGCCATGTCGTCGCCGACCATCGACACCTCGTCGAGCACGAGGAGCTTGGCGTCGCGCAGGGCCGACTGCTCGTTCAGCACGAAGCGCGGCTTGTGGATGTCGGCAAGGCGGAGCTCGAGCGAGCGCAGCTGCGTGTCGGCAAACAGGCGCTCGGCGATGCCCATGGCCGGCAGCTTCGCCTTGAGGTCGGCGATCTCCTGCTTGATCCGCTCGATCTCGGCCGGGGTCGCCTCCGAGACGCGGTAGATCAGCGAATGGATGGTCGAGGCCGGCGTGCCCTTGCGGGTCATGACCAGCGCCGCCTTGCCGGTGAACGCGGCGTAGAGGACGCCCTCGTTCAATCCCAGCTCGGCGATGGCGTGCCTGGTGATCGTCGTCTTTCCGGTCCCTGCATAGCCGAAGACCCGGAACACCTGGTTCTCCGCCCTGCGGTTCGTGAACCAGTCCTTGATGGCCTCGATGGCCTTCGCCTGGAGCGCGGAGGGCGTGAAGGTCATGGCGCGCCCTCCCAGCAGCGTTGCTGATAAGGACACAGACGGCAGAGATAGAAGTCGGGCGCCGCAGCGATGCGCGGCGGCAGCTCGCCTGCTTCCGCGGCACGGATGATCTCTACCGCCTTGTCGGAGAGCGCCTGGGCCTCGGCCGGATCGAAGGCGACGGCTTCGTGATAGAGCGCCTGGGTGTCCTTGTTGATCGCGGTGAAGAGCGCGACCGCGAGCTCCATGTAGGCCATGTAGAGCTGGACCTGCGCGAAGTAGACCGGCTTCGAGACCTTGAGCCCCCGCTTGACCAGGCCGTTCCAGGATCTGGCGTTGAGCGCCTTGTGCTCCCAGAGAGCCGGCCAGGCGATGCCGACATCGGGCCCGCCGACGATGACGCCGTCGATATGGCCGCGCAGCCGGCCGCCCGCGGCCGAGAAGCCGAACTGCCCGCCGTGGCGGCGCTCTGTCCAGAGATCGAAGCCGGCGGCGCGCAGCCAGCCGATCGACAGCGTCTCGAAGCGATGACCGGCCTCGAAGATGCGCAAAATGGCGCCGTCGAACTCGCGGCCCTCGTCCGGCGGTACATGGCTGATCTCATAGACGAGCTGGCGCGCACAGGGCTCGCCGATACGGCTTCCGCCGAGGTAGTCGCGCGGAGGCTGCCGGCGATGGCGCTCGACGAGGGCGCCGTCGATGAGCGCATTGATGCGGGTCGCTACATGCCCAATAGCGAAACCGCCATAGACGAAGCCGGAGCCGTGATTGAGGTCGATCATCCGGAACTCCTCCTACGGCGTCCCTTGATGATCGGGCTGTCATCGCCTGTGCGTGAGCGGCAGTAGTTCAGAAAGCCCGGGGCGTTGAGATTCTCCTTCTGCGTGCCCCAATGGAGATTGTCCGCGCGATTGTTGGCGGCATTCTCATCGAGATGCATCACAACGGCATCTTCAGACGGTGCGGGACCGTGGAATGCCTCCGCCACCAGGCGGGCGACCTTGTAGGTGTGGCCACGAATGGCGACGATAAAGCGGCCGTCGGCCTTGTTCCAAACACCGAAGGTCGGCTTTCCGCCATAGGGACGACCGCCGCCCTTCGGCATCGGCCCGCGGTAGGGAATCATCATGACGCGCCCTTCGCTGCTGACGAGCACGTCAGGCAGGCTTGGAACGACGCGCCAAATCTCTCCGGACATCATCGGTCTGCTTCGTCGTCTAGAAAGGCAAAGGGTCGTTCAAATCGTCATGGCGGGTCCGCTTCTCGGCCGCCTGGCGCTGCATCGACTCCTGGAACCCATCGATGCAGGCCTCGATGATGCGGTCGATCTCGGCCGCGCTGCGGTCATGAAAGGGCGCCATCAGGCCGAGCTCGGTGAGCGCCTCGGCCAGGAAGCGGCGGGCACCCTTGATCGCGCGGATCTCCATCTCGGTCTTGTCGATCATTCCGTTGTTCCTGTTCGCGAGGGCCGAACCGGCGTCGAGGCAGGGCATCGAGCAGAAGCGGTGGTGCGGAAATCGGTCCCACTGCAGCCGGTGGACGTAGCCGAAGCCGCGCGCCTCACGCCCGCACAGGGCGCAGGGCTCTACCCGAGCAAGAGCCGGGTCAGGTCCTCGTTGCCGGTGGGCTGCTCCTTGATCCGCTGCGAGGCCAGGACGATGAAGCGGGAGATCGCATTCGAGGCCATGGCCTCGAGGTCGGC